CTTCACACGTTTTCCCTTTGGGATCGATATACAAAGACACGGGGTCTAACATGGACTGTACACCGATGAAAATCGATGCGTCTATGTGTGACCCGGTATCTTTGTAATCAACCCCTCCGGGTTGTCGATGGAATGGGAATCCGAGCGGACGGGCTACCACGGGCCCTAGGGCCTGTGAACAGCCTAATCCGTTCAGGTTCACCTATCCAGATTAAGTTTGCACTGACACTTCTCTCGATCTCTCGACCGATTGAAGGGCCAATCAAGCCTAACCTAGATAGTATTACCGTTCCATGGTCCGGATCACTCCATGAAGGTCTTCTTGAGTTCCTTCCACGCTATGCGGAAGGGCTCAAGAAACCCCTCACTGAGTGGGAAGCTCCACACTGGTCAACAAAGCAAGGTCCTAACGGACAAGCCCTAATGACTTGTATGGAGGAATTCCTTTCACTCCCTTATTGGCTAGTCCAGGCACTCAAAATCCTGGGCGGACCTGATTTTGTATCTTATTACAATAAGATTAACAAGATCATTGGACGAATTAAGCTTAAAGAGCCAAAACGGCTCCGGAAGCTGTCATTCATCCAAGATAAGGAGATGAAGACCCGAACCATCGCCATCCTGGATTACTGGTCACAAACGGTTCTAAAGCCGTTCCATGATTCAGTAATGGAGATGATTCGTCATCTCCCAGGTGACTTCACCTACCAGGGTGACGTCCGACAACACCTCGATCGCTACCAAGGTACCTTTTACTCGTTTGACCTTAAAGACGCGACTGATCGGTTCCCGATGCAACTGCAAAAGGAACTCTTCAGCCTCGTTTTCGGGCCAAACCAGGCAAAGGCCTGGGAAGCGGTTATGGTGGGACTCCCCTACGAGTATAAACTTCCGACAGGGGAGACCGGACATGCAAAGTACATGTCTGGCCAACCTATGGGAGCATATAGCTCATGGGCGGTCTTCACCCTAACTCACCATGCCATTCTTCAGTATATTGTATCAATCCACCCAGAGGTGGGTTATGCAATCCTTGGAGATGACATTGTGATTCGAGGAGAAAACGGAGCACGCCTCTACCAGGAGGTCATGGACACCCTAGGAGTGCCAATTAGTGAAAACAAAACTCACATTTCGCAATGTGGTTTTGAGTTCGCTAAGCGGTGGTTCCTAGATGGACATGAGGTGACTCCTTTCCCTCTTTGGTCACTAATTGAGGCGGGTGCTAATCCAGTCAAACTGGTTACCGCCTTCCTCTCAGTGGCCAACAAGGGCTGGCCGGTGGAGATTATCTGCCGACCAGGAGTTATCCGTGACTACCTCGTACAGGCCTTTGGGCTTTATAGCCGAGTCGCCGCTGGTAAAGCGCGGCATGCTATAATCTTCAAAGA